TTCCTTCTCTTCTTCTTGTTAATGGAAATATCACCTATTCCATAGGGAATCTTCACTCTTTCTCCTGTTTCAAGAACATATTCTTTAAAACCCTCAATAAATGTGTAAACAATATTTCTCCATTCATCAAATGTCAATTTAATGGATGGATGTTTTCTGCAAAAATTATTGTAGTTTTCTTTACTTGTGCTTCTCCAGTCAACGTGTGTCCTCATAATTCTTATTTACCAGCAGGAGCGTTTGGAGCTTGTCCATCCACCCCATCATCTGTCATATCAGTTTTCACCTGGAAATATGTACCTAGCAGTTTTTGAGAAGTGAGTTCTAACACTTGTTTTTCTAAATATCCTGGGAGACCATATTCTTTATCCAGAGGATTTTTGCAAAACTCTTCATCTGTAGGACCACTGTTTCCACAATCGCAATCAGAATACATCACCTCATTTGGAACATCTTCTTCAAAAAATGCAGCAATTCTTATAGCTTTTAGCAGAGGATTGCTTACGTACAAATATCCATTCATCACCCAATAATATTCTTCTTTCTTTATAATTGGGAGTTTTAGAAGATTGATGTATCGGTTGATTGTAATCTCTTTAAGCTTCTTTCCTTTCCCACTCATAGCGTTTATTGAATATACGCCTTGAATAAGATATTGGTAGTTACCTTCTGATATTCTTGGAAGTTTGTATTTGCTCCTGGCTACAGTGCAATCATCAACATATCCACAACATTCTGAAATAGGAACTTCCACCATTTCCAAACAAGGAATGGTGGTGAAGAGAGTGGATGTAGCCCAAAGCTTTCTAAGATTGGTTTCTCTTTTAATCAACAACACGGAGTTGTTCTTAATTTCAGAAGCAACCACCCTGTCAGTTATTAAATTATCCGTAGAAAGCAACTTGTGCATGCTACGTACATCAGAAACCAATTTTCTTAATGTTGCCATTTTGTTAGATTATTCTTTCTTCGTATTCAGAAATCTTACCCTTTTCAGGATGATAGACAAGAGCAAGACCTGCTCTAATACTATTAACGTAATTATTATCCAAATGCCATCTGTCTGTTCCTGAAAGAGAAGGCATTTGTTGTATTCTCACCCCTTTCACTTCTTTTGCCATGTAATGATGCTTATCTCCTGTATGCACTTCCTGGAACCTAGAATTCCCAAAGGATTGTTTAGATTCAGGATTTGTTGCAAAAATGAGAGGAAGATCTTCGATTTTACAGTTACCGTGATGGTAACCAATGAATGTTTCTCCCAGGGTGATGTGCTTTGTTACAGAGTGTCTTCTATCAAAAAATACAGTGTTGTCTTTCTCAAAATACACATCCAAAGCATGTGCCAAATAGAAAGACTTTGTTCTGTCATGATTTCCCTGTACCAGTATCACCTGAACTTCTTCTGCATATCTTTTTAGACAATATATAGCTGATACGAGCAAATCAAATCCTTCCTCATATTCATGGTCATATGTAGTGATTACATCTTGGGGAGTACCACTTGTTGTACTGTTCTGATAGTTGTCTGTATGGAAGAAGTCATTTGATATTGGAAAAACCACTGTGTTTACAGAGTAGTTTGCTGCAACCTTCTTCATAAGATTTGACAGCACCCTCATGAATTCTTCTTTCCTATTATGTATAGAGTTTTCTCCAGAAACCACTCTTTTTGCAAGATGAAAGTCTGCAATGGATATTTCTACATCAACATCTTCTGAATCTGTAAAAGGATTGTATTTCTCTACATTCAGATTTTCTGGCTTGTATGTTTCTAAAAACTTAGCAAAATCTTCTGGAGTGTAATCTTTTGGTTGTTTGAGAGTGGCAAATACAGAAGAAGTGAATTTACCATTACTCTTCATCTTTGACCAATAGTTAGAGATTTTGTATTTGTTCAGGTCAATTTTGTGAAGTTTTGCTAATTCTTCGTCAGATTTAGGTTCAAAATCAATTTCAATTGAGCTTTTAAGTGTGCCCTTGTCATTGTTCACCTCAAGTATTCTTTCTTCTAAAGCACCGATATAAGTTCCTACTTCTGCCTCATTTCTTGCAACATCTCTGTTTTTGATTTCTGCAAGAAGATCTTCCACCTCTTTTTCAGAAATTCTTAGCTTTTCAGCATAAAATTTTCTACTTTTTTTCCAACTCAGCATATTTTCAAGCTGACTTAGAAGATGCATGTTTTGTACCATACAGGTTTTATTTAGTTAAAATTGGGGTGAAGGTAAGTGTTTTTTTGATATTTTCAAAATTATTTTAATAATTTTTGTTATACACTATAATCAGGCTGGTTATAAATGAAACTCCCCCAGTAGAAACCAGGGGAGAAAACATCTCGTAAAACCAACAAAACGAGACTTTTTAAAGACAAAATACGCTTGTAAATGTTCCTACTAATCCTGTGCCTACGCCAAGATTATAGATTCCATTTGTTGTAGGATTGACAATATATGTGCTTCCAACAATAGGTGTTGTAAGACCTGCGTCTGAATAAACTATTGTTCCTGTAGTGATTGTTTGACCAAACGGTGTATACACTGTTCCAGGTGTTTGAGCACATACAGTAAAGGGACTATCTCCAATTAATATGTTGTCCCACTGTGTATATGTTGAGCAAGTGTATGGACTTACACAAGTGTTTGGTATTGAGATGGTTACAGTGGTTCCACCTATTACAACTGTGTCCCCATCTACAAATGTCCCATATCCATCAATTATTACATAGTTTAGTCTTGAGAAAGACTGCACTGCACAGGTGAAAGGAGTTGTGCCAAGAACAGATCCTGTTGTACTTCCTGCTGTCATTGAAATAGGATTGAAAACAGTGATGTTATCATCTACATCAGGGAGTGTACAATCTAGTTGTGTGGTAGATCCATCCACTGTAGCTCCTGTAATCAGGAATGATGTGGAATAAATAGCATCAGAGAGAGTGAATGTAAATACACCGTTCTCATAGCTAAAGAATGTTAATGTGGATGTAGGAGGATCTGGGACAGTGGTTGTACTGGTTGTTGTATAAACTAGAGTGATGTAAATAGCATTTGTACAAAGCCCTGTAGAAAGCACCTTTATAATACTTGTTCCATCTGGAACTAAGGCTGTTGTATATCCTGCTAAAAGAGCAGCTTTAGAAACTCCTGTTTCAAAAGCAGTGGTATATCCATCAAGATCAGAATACAGGTTAAAAGGGCCTGTATCTGTACCAGCTAGAGTTAATGTAATTGTTGCTATCATATATAGTTTGGTTTTAGCTATTTATTATCCACCAGTTAACTGTGGAAGTGTCTGCCACATTTGTAGAATTTATTACAAAAGAAACACCATTCACTATGGAAGCTGATGGGGCAGAAAGAAACCCTTGTGTTCCCCCAGGAGTGTTCACTGATAAAAATATCCTGCTTCCTGTTTTAGCAGAAACAGTTGACACAGTGACAGTACCTGCCACTAGAGTTGCTGTTCCTATTGATGTATTTGAACTAGGAAGTTGGAAAGTTCCCCTGAAATGGTTAGTGTCTCTTGCACCCAACTGCCTAACACCATATGTTGTTGCAATGCTTGTTTCTATGTCAAATGTTCTTTGATCATCAATTTGAACACCAATTGCCTCTGTAATATTTCCTGTAAAGCCAGAAACAGAATCTTTTATTGGAGGAAAGGCTCTGTATGCAGTGACTCTTTCTGTGTCACCGCTTCCTGTAAAATAACATTGTGCAGCACTTGCTGTTAAACTACCTTTGTCACCTGAAGCAGTGGAGGTTGTAAAATTTGATGAGCATTGCAAATATGCAAAATTTGCTGCAAGCACAGTGTTTTGCCTAATTGTTTGATTAGCATTCACTTCCCATACCAACCTATTCATGTCTGATGCATATATAGTGGTGGATGTTTCAGATCCAGCAGTGCTCATAGACATGTATACATCTGTAGTTGTTTCAGTTGGTGTGTTTGTAAAAACACCAGCTTTTCCTACATTCAGAAACTTTTCATTGTTATTGTATGGACCAACATTTATACCAACAGCATCTATAAACTGGATGGGCTTGTACACCTGTGTTTTAATGTGTGTATTTGGAGCAAATCCTGCAGGATCAATTTTAAATCCTGCACCTGAAGGCATATCTCTAATAGTGATGGCGTAAGAATCAATATCAACAACAGTGTTTTTAATTAATGTTCCACCAAGTTGAACATCATTATTAGTTTCTGTAAGACCATTGCTAGCTGTCACCAGTGAATCTACACTTCTTTTTGTAAGAAGACCAGTGGTAGGATCAACACCAATTACAAAAGTTTCTGCATCATCTGTTTGAAGACCATTTAAAGAAAGAGTGTTTGTTCCAGAAGTAGTTATTGTTGTAGGTTTAATTAATGGTCCACCTAATTGAATATTATCTCCTGTTTTTGTTAATCCATTATCAGCTGTCAGTGTTGCCAGAATACTAGAGGGTGTGGATTTTCTAATAACACCCAAGGTGTTCTGGGTAAGGATGAATTGAGGGACAGGGTCTGTGTCCAATCCTTGTAATGATAGTGTAATTACTGGAGTGGTTGTTATTATTGTATTCTCTGTCAATGGGCCCCCAAGCCTAATATCATTTTGAATTAAATTCTTATATAAGCCATTGCTAGCAGTTACAGTTGTGCCAGGGGTGTTACAAATTGCATCATCTATTTTCTGTAATGCTACACAAAGAGTGTCGCACACCTCAATTCCTGTACAAGGAAGATTTGCACCGCTATAAACAACAGCATCACATCCCAATCTTTTAGCAGGGTTACAAGGATCACCTTCACCACAGCCAGTGTACGTTATTGTATTATTATAACAAGGAGTTTGTGAAAAACAATTCATCTTATTGTTTATTTAGGGATAAATTAAAAGTTGTTCCATTATGGAATGTACATTATGTAATAACAAGCAAGCACAGGAGGAATGTGACCAATAGGACTATTAGTTCCCACTGTTGCATTTGTTGTAGTTACTGTTATTCCTGTAACATTGTTATTTACTGTAATTGGTCTATTTTTCCAAATGTTGCCTCCACCATCAAATCCTCCAGAAAGATCTGGTCCTGCATATGGTCCTGCTGCAGTACCAGTGTGCGTGTGTCCAGGATCTGTTACTACAGATGTAGCTGCATGAGTGTGAGGAGGAAGTTGATTTGCATTAGTGATGGAAAAAGAGTTTGTTCCTGTTGTGTAGTTTAGTGTATAGTTTGGATTGAAACCACCAGGAACAACTGCAGGATCAAGGGGGCCACCAGGAACACCACTAATTGCACCTACAGGAAGTCTACCTCTTTTGTCAGGAGTGCCATTTAAACCATTACATAAATAAACCTTATCCCATCCAAGACCAGCAACTCCTTTTCCTGTACCATCAAAATTTGTAAGAGGTCCATAATATTCTACCACTGTGTAAGGAACCATCTTTTGGTATTGCTGTGTAATAGCTGGAGTGATGCTATCAAGATATGCCTGTATAAGAGTGTTGAGATCTGCAAGTTTTACAAAGTTTGTATTAACATCAACCTCAAATGCTGTAAGATCGCTGTCAACAATACAGAGCTTTGATATCACTGCTTGAAGGACGGCATGTGTATCTGAAGAAGGTGTTACTCCAGAAAGACAATCAACATTATAATCTGCATTAAGAACATCTAATTCTGTAGTTATTGCATCTATTTGATTTTGAAGATCGCAAGCTGCTTGAATGAGAGCATCAAACAAAACAACAGCTGTAATCTCTCCACAATCAGGAATGTATTTAGTGACAAGTTCACACAGGTGAGATGGGGGAATGTTAATCTTTATTCCTGTACCATCAATAGCAGCAGTGAGAAACTCAATCAATGCTTGTTCAACATATGAAAGAGAATCTCCACTCTGTATACCAAGAACAGGGACATCAATCCCTGTGTATTTTACACATTTATCAGAAACAATTTCTGCACATCCGTTATAGCAATTAGAACAGGCCATTTATTTAAATTTTAAAAGTTTTACTCTGCTTGCAATCATTTCCACTGTATAATTGCGAGCATAATCTGGGTTACAAAGTTTAAACGTCAGTATACGTTTGTAATTCAGCAAATCTAACATTGCTGTTCCTGGGAAGGAAGCATTCAGTGAGAACACTGTGTTGTTATACAAATCTGATGCAAGAGAGTTTAACTTACAGTCTATATCAGAAAGTAAGGCTGTAATATTAAAACAATTTACACAGTCTGTAAGTCTGGGTGATAACATTTCTTAATCGTTTTGTTCCTTTTGTTAATGCTGCGTGACAGGCTGCACATAATCCATTTATCAATTGACAGCCACATCCAAAATTAGCTTTACAATTTTTACATTGTGCCATATTAATAGAAATTGGTTACATAGTTTGTACCAGAACACCCACAATCATTCTTCATAAAATAGGAGAGCATCTTGTCTGCTTGATTGTACAGCTTATTTGCTGTATCTATTGCACAATTATTTGCAGCAGCTATAGCACCCTGTATGAAGAAATATATGGTGTTCAAATCCACCTTTGCTTGTGTTTTAATAGCTCTATCACATTCCATCATATCAAGTCTCATAAATGCTTCATCAAACTTCTCTTGTAACTTATCCACTCTCATTATTGATTTCTCAACGTAATTTATATATGCTGGGGCTACAGAATATTTTAGTTTGTACACTCCATCAGGAATAGGCAATAAAGAATCAGTTACATCTGTTATGCCAAGAGATGCAGAATTGAAAATATTAAAATCGTTAATGTTAAAAGGAAGAATAACAACGCCAAAGGTGGGAACATCAATCTCAATAGTAGGGGATTGAACAGGGGGAGCAACAGGATAGGTGGAAGCATCAGCAACTCCTAACGTTAAAGTGTTATACGTAGGAATCACTAATATGTCAAGTTTTAAGTCTGCCATGTTATTTATAATAAATATGCCAGAGGATTTTGAGAAGATCCTCTCTCACCCTCTGGCATAGGTTATATGATTTATTATCTCAGGTCTTACGGAATCAGAGTAGATGTCGTAGTGGTAGTAGAAATTGCCTGAGTGGTAGTACTGGTGGTAGTGATACACTCGTTGTCTGCAGTGATTGTACCAAGAGCAGCATTCAGAACAGTGCTGATAGCTGTGTTAATAGCAGAACCAGAAGGAGCAGCAAGAATCACCATACTATCTTCTTTGATGTAATCACCCCAAGAATAAGTGGATTTGTCAAACTCGTTGAACTTGATGTAATAGGTATCATAAGTTGTACCATCAGATACATAGCTCTCGAAGTTTTCGTTATATCCCACCATTCTGTACAGGTGCTTCAAATAACCAGCTTGATAGCTGTAGAAGTTCTTTTCCAATTGCTTGATTTCATCAGACTGACCTGTGGCGTAAGAAGAACGCTGGATGATGGTAGCATTAGCTACAATGTTACAGTTGTCAGCAACAATGAAGTCAGCAGTGGTAGCAGGACCAGAATATACGAAGGTACGGAACCACATTCTGTCATACTCATAAGGGAAAGCAGCAACATCACACGGTTGACCGTATTTAGTGAGAGCTTTACCAGAAATACGCAGAATAGCATTAGCATCGTTACCAACTCTCTGGAACTGGAAGAACTGAGTCAAGTGAATGTTGTCAGGGTTGATACCAGGACCTTGAAGCTCAAGCTTAGCGATGAAAGCATCAATCAAAGCAGGAACATCAACAGTGTCACAAGGATTACCACCACAATCGCAACAAGGAGCCTGTACAGTTACACTACGAGTGAGACCATTGAAGTACAGAGTGTCCAGGTAGCTAGAGTGAGCACGAAGTGTGAGGGTTACAATGTCACCACACTTTACATTCCAACCATCAACGTCAGTCACCTGAGTGGCAGGAGTGGAGCAACCAGCAACCTTATACCATTCGGTTACATTAGATTTGCATCCAGAACCAGAGGGACATCCTTTGATTTTGTCAGAACGCTTAGATCCTTGCAAATAGGTGTTTTGTCTACCTTGAGCAATGTAAAAATACGGAGCTGCAGCAATGTTGGCAGCAGTAGCAACGCTGTAGTCATTTCTGAAGAAACCCAGTTGACCAGCGGTGAGGTCTTGTGTAGAACCAGAGCTAGGAAGCGAGGTTTGCCCTACTGGAACTACAAAGACTGTAGTTAATGAAAAATCGGCCATTTTGTTTTATTTAAATTGTTAAAAAATGCTTATTCGTTTGTCTGTATTCTCATTTGAGAAGATTGTACAGCAGAAGCGTTTTCTGTATACATCGCAAGATTTTGAACTGTAAGATCAAGAAGTTCGTCTTCTAAATATGTTTCTAGTTCACAATCCTGATCTACAGATGGAGATCCATCAAATTTGATATATCCAGATTTATCTATATAAACAGGATAACGCATGTAAGAAATAAAGATCTTTGTTGGGATGAAAGTTCCATCTGTGAATATGGAGATTTCATCTGAAGACAGAAAGTTGAATGTTTCCTGGTATTCAAAAGAGGGCTTGTAGTGGTTGTTGTTCAGAATGAACTGAAGATCACCATGTTTAGCAAGATCTCTGTTAATCCATATTTTTCTGTCTTTACACCTACCTTTATCAGCCAATATATAGCTGTCAATGTAGAACATGTATTTTGGGGAAAGATCATTTAGTTTTGCAAACCATTGATTCAATTCCTGATTCTTTACTTTAAGATCTAGAGGTTGGTGATTGTAAGTAATCATCAAACTCTGAAGATCTTCATATCTCTTTTTGAAAGCATCAAGTCCTAAACCACTTAACGTGCTAAAACCATCCACTTTCTGTTTTATCAATTTGATTTGAGCCTCATTGAGAGCCAAAATCTTATCCTCAAGCTGTATTTGCTGATGGTCGTTAGTCGATAGTTTATTTAGTCTTTGATCAATCTTGTATAACAAACTATCTACTGGTATCATACAGCTGCGAGTTTTTTAGCTTTTAATTTTTGTTCAAGAGTGATGAGAGCATCTTGGTTATCTTCATCTACGAGGAATTTTACAAGATCATCTTCATCCTTGCCCACTTCAAATTCACCTTCGTAAACCTTACCACTTCCTTTCACTCTATAAATAGAATGTGTAACTGCTTGTTTAACCAAGTCTTTAACATGGAGCAAGTTTTCTTTCATGTCAGCAAATCTATTGAAGATTTCCACTGGAGAAAGACCACTGTATTTACCGCTCTTAAATTCTGTCTGTTTCAAAAGGCTATCCACCTGATTATAAACAGCTTCTTCTTTAGTGTCATCTGTTACAGGTAGACCAAGAAGTCTGGCAACTTTTTTCTTCTTTTCAGGAGTCATTGCGTCAAACTTAATAATGGCCTTATTGATGAGCTGTTTCTTTTTGAACATAACAGCATTCTCAATTTCATCATCTGCCACATAAAATTGTGTGTCAGCAGGATAGTCACCTCTTTCCCATGCCTGGTAAGAAGAAGCAATGGTGGGGTGTACTCTCAACCAAGAAAACGCAAGTTCTTGAGTGGGGACATCCATACTAAAAAAGTTGTCACCATCCATCAACTTTACAGGTTGTACGTGACGTGAATCTTCTGTAGAAGTTGAAAGTCCATAGTTCCAGAAACTGGAACGAGGTCCAAGATCAAGATTGAGTTGTGCTTCAAGTTTTTCTCTAAGCTTTGTAACTCGTTCGATTTCAAGCTCTCTTTCTACAGGATCAGCAATTCTGCGAATATAAGCAGCGTTTGGATCAAGTCCTGTTCTATACTGGCCATCAAATTCTTTATAGGGATATTTGAATACGCCTGTACCAGGAACTCTTGTCATGCCTTTCATAGCAAGTCCACCTTGCATTGTCTGAATCTGAGAGTTGTTATACTCTTTCTTGATAGTTGAGATTTTTCCTATCTTGCCCATGTTTTATGTAGTTTATTTGGTTTTAATTTGCAGAGATGCGAGGATCGAACCTCACAGCAAACAGAGAATTCCTCTGTCTCTCATCTCTGTAGTTTGAGAAGAGCCCCCTAACTCCGATTGTTAGGGGCACTCTCTTCTCGGTGGGGTGTGCTTCCAGAGGAAGCAGAATATTAGAACTGTGGAATCTCTTCAATCAACACTGTACGAGACAGGTCTTCGATAAAGATATCACAACGGTCTTTCATCCAGATTTCATATCCAGGGAATTTGTTGGCAGAGCTCATACCTTGAGACTTAGCAAAGCCCAGGTGATGACGAGTACCATCAATATATCCCCAAGTCATAGAAGGAGCACCCTTCATACGAACTTCACGGATGTTGTTAACCATAGAACCATCAGACATTGGAGAAACGTCAAACACCATAAATACAGGGGTTGATTTCTTGTTCTGACCAAATTCCAGGTTAGATTGAGGAAGATCAAGTTCTTTCAGGTGAATCAGTTCAACACGACCAGTTTCACGTGTAACCATTGCATCGAAAGCAAAGTTATAAGTGATGTGTTGACCTTCGCCTTGCAGATAACGATTACCACTATCAGCCATGAATGTAAGACCACTGTTAAGAGCGTCAGCCTTCAGAGCTTGTTGGAATACGTCAAATCCAGCTTCATTGGTGTACATTTTAACACGGCGGTCTTTAACATCCACCCTGCGATAGAACAAATCACCAAATACAGAACGAATCAAGTTAGCAGAGAATTCACCACGATTGTATTGAACCAGGTTACCGTTATTACGCATTCTGTGGTATACACCAGCAGAGGTACGCTTCAGGTTTTGCTGAGAACCATTAGTTTTAACAGTTCCAGGTTTGCTCCAAATCATACGCTTAACTTTCAATTCAAGCATAGACTTACGCATCCAGAATTCAATAAAGGGTTCCCATTTAACATCATTACGAGTGAGGGGAAGTTGATTCCTACGCTGAGGAGCATACACCAGGATATCCAAAGGACGACCAGAAGCATCTCTCATCATTTTGTCATCAGCCCATTCAGTGATCTTATGCTCAAAACCATAGGCAGAACCCAGAGATTCAAACATAGTGATCTTCTCACCCAAACGAGGAAGACCTAACAGATCTTGGTCAAATTCACCAATAGCAGCATCAACCAGTTCAAGTTCAATACCAATTTGCAGGAACGTAGAGCTTACGAAATCTACAGTGGGGTTGTCAGTTACCAGGTTGAAGCTATAAAGGAATCCCATGTTCCAAGGAACAGGATCTTTAATAACGTAGAAGCGAGGACCATATTGACGAGAACCTACAGCAACGATTGCATTCTTAGAGAACTCGTTTGTGTCCAACACCAGAGAAAACTCTTGGCCATCAATGCCAGGTTTGCTCAACTCCTGAGTGGAGGTTGGGACATCAATAATCTTCGGGAATTTGTAAGGAACTTGCACTTCCCATTTCCAAGCATCGCTATTATTGTCGATGTAGTAGGGGGTGCTTTTGTTAATCATATCCAGGAAGTCATTGCTATACAATGAGCTCTGGGTGTACAAGCTGATGATCTTTTTGTCATAATCAGCAGGTTCAGTGGAGTGAAAAGACTCCAGGTGATTTGCGTCAGTGAGTTTTCCTACTGCACGTTTGTCCATAGAAGCAATACGGGCATAGGTAAAACCAGTGAGGCCAGGAATAGTTTGAATTGCCATTTTGTTACCTTTTTTTTAAAATTATTAATTACAAGAACCAAGAAGACTTGGTTTGTGTAGACGATGAGGATGTGCCTTTTGACTTTTCTTTATGTCTCACCACTTCGCTAAACAGTTCGTTAGATTTTTTTGTAACGCCTGATTTTTGAATGGTTGAAAGGGTGGGGTCTTTTTCCAGCACCTTTAACAGAAGAGCCACTTTAACCTTCATCTGGTGGTTTTCAGGACGCTTGAGATCAAGAATTGTCCTATCAAACTCTGTTAATGTTTCACCAGAAGCGGTTTTGTATTTATCCACCAACAGAAAATCTTGCAACTCAGAGACAAGTTTTGGATTGATGGGAATACCGTCAAAATCTTTAGATTTTAGTTTTTCCTGGAGAACAGAATTTAC